TTCTTCCGCCTAGTGCAGATCATTGAGGATAACCCGGCACTAGAGAATCGGGTAGATTTCATCGCCCGGTCGGAGATGCGGGAGTTCATCCGCATGAAGACCGGGCAGGAGGTCAGATTCAAGGCCCGGTCATCGGGGTCTGGCCGCGGATTCAGTTGCGACTGCCTACTGTTGGATGAGGCGCAGATCCTGAATGCTGCGGCGTGGTCGGCGATCCTGCCGACTATGTCGGCGCGGCCTAATCCGCAGGTGTGGCTGCTGGGAACCCCGCCGACGCCGCATGACGACGGCGAGGTGTTCACTCGATTGCGCCACGCCGGCGTAGAAGGTAAAGATTCGCGGCTGGCATGGATTGAGTGGTCTGCTGAGCCGACGGACGACTTTGACGATCCGGAGACGTGGGCGAAGGCTAACCCGGCGTACGGGGTGCGGATCGACTACGAGGCGATCGCCGCGGAGCGGGCCGTGATGACCGATGATCAGTTTGCCCGCGAGCGGCTCGGAATTTGGGATGATATTTCATCAGCGGGCATTATCCCGCGTCCGAGCTGGGAGCAACAGGTCGACACCGCCAGCATCGTTGTCGATCGGCTGGCGCTCGGCGTGGAGGTTGGGCCGGATCTGGCGTGGGCGTCGGTGGCGCTCGCCGGGCAGCGGGCGGACGGTGACTGGCATATCGAGCTCGACGAGGATCAGCACACGCGCGGCCGCGGCGTTGAGTGGCTCATACCGCACCTCGAGGCGATCGTCGCCGCTAATCCGACGATTCGGGCGGTCATGGTTGACGTCGCCGGCCCCATCTCGGCCCTACTCGACCAGTATCGACCTGGGCGTTGGCGACTGCGCGGCACGCGTATCGAGGTGATGCCGGTGCGTGTGGCCGAGCTCGGCGCCGGATGCTCGCGAGTGCTCGACGGCATCGTCACGGGGTGGCTCTGGCATATCGGGCAGCCGCAGCTCACCGCCGCGGCCATGGCTGCGGGCAAACGGGCGCTTGGAGACACAGGCATGTGGGTATGGTCGCGTCGGTCGGCGACGGCGGATATTACACCGATTCAGGCTGCGACGCTGGCTCTCATTGGCGCGCAGGCGTCCCGGCCGCGGCGCCCCATGCGGGCCACTACCTCGACACATAGTGGGCGCAGACGGGAGGCGATCGTCCTATGATCACCGCCGCGGCCAAGCTCACCCTCGCGCCGGAGCAAATCACCCTACCCGGGGTAAGTGACGAGGATAACCGTACCCTGAATGCGCTTTTGTCGAAGCTGTACGCGAAAATGCGCCGCAACGTTCTTCGGCAAGCGTATTACGATATGAAATACATCTCCCCGCTCCACGGGTCGGTTATCCCGCCGCATTACTACCGCTTGGGGATTGTGCTTGGTTGGGCGGCGAAAGCGGTTGATTTGCTCGCCCGCCGGTGCAATCTTGAGAAATTCGTGTGGCCTGACGGCGATCTCGACAGTTACGGGTATCGGGAGATTTGGGAGGGTAACGCCCTTCGATCCGAGGTTTCGCAGGCGATCACCTCGGCCCTAATCCACTCGGTCGCCTTCGCGGTCACCACGGTTGGTGATTCGAGCAATGGCGAACCGCCCGCAATAATCCACTTTTTGGACGCGACGTCGGCGACCGGGGAGTGGAATCCTCGGAGGCGAGCCCTCGACAGCCTGCTATCGGTGCATGCCTGGGATGACGATAAGCGGCCGACCGCGCTCGCCCTCTACCTCGACGGACGGACCATCATCGCTGAGCGCGCCGATACCGGTACCTGGTCAGTGGAGGTGGAAAGTCATCAATGGGGTGTGCCGGCGGAGCCGTTGCCCTACAAGCCGCGCCTCGGCCGCCCGTTTGGCTCGTCGCGGATCACCCGCGAGGTTATGGCGCTACAGGATCAGGCCACGCGTGCTGTTATCCGCCTGGAGGCGCACAGTGATATTTACGCGATTCCTGATCTGTGGGTTCTTGGCGCCAACGAATCGATTTTCAAGCACCAAGATGGACGGCTCAAAAAGGCGTGGGAAATTGTTATGGGCCGCGTTAAGGGCGTCCCAGATGATCCCGATGCTGACGATCCGTCGCTCGCCAGGGTCGACGTCAAGCAATTTCCCGCCGCATCGCCCGAGCCGCATCTTGCGGCGTTAAACGCGATTGCGAAACTTTTCGCGAGGGCCACATCACTACCGGATTCGGCGCTTGCCATTACCGATATGGCCAATCCCACCTCGGCCGAGGCATACGACGCGAGCCAATATGAGCTGATCGCCGAGGCGGAGGGCGCCACCGATGACTGGTCGCCGTATCTGCGGCGCGCCCTGATCCGGGCGCTCGCGATGGCGAACGGCATCCCGATCCGCGACGTGCCGCCTGAGTGGGCCACCATCGCGCCGCGCTGGCGCAACCCCAGGTACCTGTCGCGATCCGCGGCTGCCGACGCCGGGGTCAAGCAACTCTCCGCGGTGCCGTGGCTGGCCGAGACAGAGGTGGGGCTTGAGCTACTAGGGCTCGACGAGCAGCAGATCGCGCGGGCGCTCGCCGAGCGGCGCCGCGCCGAGGCAGCTCGCCGCCTCGACGCCATCACCGCGGCAGCGGCCGCGGCCCGCGAGCAGCCCGAGGTCGCAACGATGGAGGCCGGCGACGGTGGCATCACCGGATGATGTGGCCACCCTAGAACGCACGCTCCGCGATATCGTCGCCGTGGCATACCGCGAGCTCGCGGAGCGATGGGGCGAGCTCGTCACCGACGCCCCGGGGCCGAGCACGGACGCCCTCGCGGCATACCTACCTGATCTCGTCGAGCGGTACGCCGACGCGGCGGGGGCGGTCGCGGCTGACTGGTACGACGATCTCCGCGACGCGGCCGGTGCGCCCGGTCGGTATCGGGCCGTGGTCGCCGAACCCCCGCCAGCGGAGCAGGTCGAGTCGACGGCCCGGTGGGCGGCCGGGCCGCTATGGGCGGCCGAGCCGGACGATCGCCGCGCCCTACTGCTCGTCGCCGGAGCGATTCAACGTCTAATCGCGCAGGGCGCCCGAGACACAATCGCGACCAACACGGAGCGCGACCAGCAATCGGGAGTGAGGTGGGCGCGAATGCCACGCGGGCCGAACCCGTGCGCGTTTTGCCGCATGCTGGCCTCCCGCGGCGCGGTATATCGGTCCCACCGGACCGCCGCATATCGGCGACGCACGCAGGCCAAATATCATGACCGGTGCTGGTGTATCCCGGTCCCGGTCTGGCCCGGCCAGACCGAGCCCTATGACGTCAATAAATATCGCCAGGAATACGTCAACGCACGCGCCGAGGCGGCAAGCGGGGACCCGCGAGAAATACTAAGCGCGATGCGCGAGCAGCTCGGCGTTCATTAGGCTTACGCCCACGCGCGGCGGTTAATGCGCGGCAACTGGAGGACCGAATGAGCGATACGAACACGGCGCCTGCCGACAATGGCGGAAACTCGACACGGGCCACGCCGCCCGACGACGGCAGGCAGGAATACCTGACCCAGGAGGACGTTAATCGAATCATTGGCGAGCGGCTGGCGCGGGAGCGAAGCCGGATCGCCGGCCTACAAGAAAAGGCCGCACAGGCCGACGAGCTCGCGAAACAGCTCGACGAGGCCAAGCAACGCGTCGAGAAGGCCGAGGCCGAGCTCGCGAGCCTCCCACAAAAGGTCACGGAGCAGCTGCGAAAGCACATCGTCACAATCCACGGGATCAGTGACGAAGACGCAGCGCTGTTTCTGACGGCGAACGATCCGGAAACGCTTCTCAAGCAGGCGTATCGCCTCGTCGAGCAAACCCAGCGTCCGTCAAATTTCGTCCCACGGGAGGGTGCAAACCCGCGTCCTCCGATCACACCTGAGGACGAAATTCGGCGGACCTTGGAGGCGCTATTCCCTGGGCAGGCCGGGCGTACGTAGGAGTGTGAACAATGGCGGTGTTTACTTCGTCTGACGCCTCGGTGCTGATGCCGCGTCAGATTGCGAGCGAGATGGTCAGAGATGTGCAGCGTGGGTCGACCATCGCCGCGCTCTCCAATAGTGAGCCCATGCAATTCGGTAACGTCGATATCATCACGTTTACCGATACGCCGAAGGCGGAATTTGTGGCGGAGGGCGCGCAGAAATCGAGCACGTCGGGCACTTTCGGCGCGGTAACCGCGGTGCCGCGTAAGGCTCAGGTCACCATGCGCTTTTCGGCTGAGGTCGAGTGGGCCGATCAGGATCATCAGCTCGGCGTGCTTACTCAGCTGGCAACAGCTGGCGCGCAGGCGCTCGCCCGCGCCCTTGACCTGGGCGTTTATCATCGGATCAACCCGCTCTCCGGCCAGGTGATCAGTTCATGGACTAACTATCTCGCGGCGACGACATTGCGGGTCAACGCGAGCTCTGACCCCGATGTCGACATCGAGACAGCAATCGGTTTGCTGATCACCAACCGAAAGCCCGTTACCGGAATCGCTTTCGACACGTCCTACGCATGGACCCTTGCCAATGCGCGCTACACCGACGGCCGTAAAAAGTACCCTGAGCTTGGGCTTGGGGTCGAAATTACAAATTTCGGAGGAATCGCGGCGTCGGTAAGTGACACGGTGTCGGGCCAGCCTGAGGCGGACGATACCAAGATCCGGGCGATCGTCGGCGATTTCAGGGACGGCATCCGGTGGGGTATCCAGCGCGATTTGCCAGTCGAGATCATCCGCTACGGTGACCCGGACGGACAGGGTGATCTAAAGCGCAATAACCAGATCGCTCTGCGCCTCGAAATGGTGTACGGCTGGTACGTTTTCCCTGACCGATTCGCGGTCATCGAAGAAGTGGACGAGGGATAGGACTAATGGCCGAGCTGGTGACGCTCAAAAATGCGCGCGGCGCGGTGGTGAGGGTGGATACGGCGACTGCCGAGCGATTGCTCGCGAAGACATCTGAGGGATGGGTCAGGGCCGGCGAGAATGAGCCATCACAGCCGGTCGAGACACGGGCGCGGCGTATGGCGAGGTAGTCACCAATGGCTGATGATGTGCCAGCGATCATCGCCGTCGAGGATCTTCCGGACAACATTCGGGGCGTCGATTTCATCGATGCGATGATCGCTGGCGCTAACGCCGCGGCCGCCCGTGTCGCGCCGTGCCTGGCATCAACTGATCCGCCGCCAACGGCTTCTCAGCTTGCCGAGGCCAAGCTGATTTTGCTTGGCGCGATTAAAAGATGGGTTGACGCCGGCTCCGGCGCGATTGTGCAGCAAACGGTCGGGCCATTCTCGCAGACGATCGATAATCGCCGGCGGAGTGGGTGGCGGCTG